GAGACCTTATACCACCTATAACAAAAAAGTTTTGAATTGCATTTTTTTTATAGTTTTCCCAGTTTAACTCTTCACCCATAAGAGGCAAATCAATAGCTGAAAACACCCCTGCCTCTACAGCCACTTGGCTAGCAGGGTTAGTAGCATACTGTACAGCTAAGTCTTTAAACTTTGCAGATTCTGATGTCAGGTTTTTTAATTTAGATTTAGTGTACCATTGACCCATTGTTCCTTGAACAGCACCACCAGATAAAGCTCCTGCAATTAGCCCAGAAGATCCTGCTTTAGCAGCTTCTGAGGCAACACTCCAGTAGTCAAACTCATCTTGTTCGCCATTTCTCATCCTTGTTGACTGCTGTGCTAAACTTCCAAGTGCACCACCTGCTGCACCATATGTACCTAAACTTATCCCTTCAGTAACGCCTGCAGTGGCTATAGTCTCTCCACTAAACTTGCCAGCCTTTGCAAGTTGATGTGCTAGTGCCCCTTTGCCTGCTGATTTAGCTTTTACTCTAGCTGCGACATTTTCTAAAGCTTGTGTTCTCATATACTTATCTACAGACTTTTTCCCAAGCAATTTAGTAGCTGCAGCCTTTCCTACAATATTTCCTGTAAAAAGCAAACCTATATCAACAGGGTTAATCATGCCTACAAGAAACTGTCCTGCCTGTTCAATCATTCCTGTTTCTGCTGTCATATCTACATCGTATTTAGGTTTACCATACATAGCTTGATGCAATAAACCAGCAGATGAGTTATTAAAAGCTTTTTTAGCAAAATCACTATCACTAAAAGTAGCTACACTTAACCCACTAAAAGTAGACACTAAGTCTTTTAAGTAACTAGGGGATGTGTCGTAGTCATCAGGAGAGTCTGTAGGTTTACTGTACATAGACTCTTGTGTAGATCTTACTGGGTCAAAAGGTTGGTATTCAGGCATTGAGGGGTCTTTTACTCTAACAGTATTGTAAATATCCTCTTCACTTAACCCTTCATGTATTTCTTTAGGGTAGTTTCGTTTAAACCAATCAGATACTTTTACCTGATATTCTAATTGTTGTTTATATTGAGACATTAATTGTTTAAAATAAAACTGTCTACATCTTTTCCAATTTTATTTACTTTTGATTCAAATTTATCAAGATTTTTATGCCTTTTCCAAGATTCTTTAAAATTTAAAAAATCTTCTTTAGCTTGAGCAGCCTCATCAGACCCTGCATTTTTTATAATTTTAGGCAACAAAGTTTTGTTAAAGTAATTCTCTATCATTTTAAATTCTTCATTGCTGTACTGGAAGTCATCACGAAACTGAGCTTGATCCCAAGAGGGCAATTCAAAAGGAGACAGTCCAAACCCAGTCTGAAACCTTTTAGGCTCTGTTGCCCCAGGAAGGCCTCCTTTGTTTAATATAAACTTTTCTCTAAAAGGGCCTGTTGTTACAAATCTTTTTAAATTTCGAGAAGCATAATTTCTTGACTGGAATAATTTGTTTTTAGCTGATGCATAGTTATCTTTGACATTCTTTAATTCACTTTCAGCTATTTTTTTAGACTCTATTGCTTCATTAAAGTTTTTTGGTTTTGAATAACCAGAAGGATTGTATTTTATGCTTTTTATGTCTTCTACAGGCCCTGGTGGAAAGGCACTGTCTGCATCAATAGAATCAGGGATACCATCTTGATCTTTATCAATATCTTTTGGCAAAGGTTTAGGCTTGTTTTCATCAGCATACTTTGCAAGCTCCTCGTCGTCAACTAAGACTGAAGTTCCTGCCCATGCTTTATGGCCATCATCCAGTTGAGCCATAAGTGTTTTATTGTTGGTAATTGTTGCATCATAGCTTTCTAATAAAGCAGTCGCTGTGTTTACATTTTCCCCTTCATCTGCACTTAATTCTAATCCAGCTTCTTTAATCAATGCCTCATAAGCAATAGTTGCTCCTTGGTCGTTAGGCTTTAATAGCTTTCTATTTATAATATCTTTATTTGCTTGAGCCTTCCCAATCTGCTTAGAATAAGTGTTATATGTTTTTTTAATCCTATCTAAGTTTCTTGCTTTAGTTTCTTCATAAATTCCAACATCACCTAAAGCAATCATTTCTAATTCCTGTGGGCTTAAATGGCCATCATCAACAACAGATTGGATTCCAATGTTAAGCCTGCCTATATGCCTATCTAGGTCAGCCATCAACTCTTTATCAGTTTTACTTCCTTTATTATATCTAAAACCTGCATCTTTCCCTTCCATAAGAGCATCTTTTATATTTTGTGCTTTTATCTTTTGATCCATAAGAGCCATCATTTCAGTCTCATATTTTGGTTTTTTGTTCTCCCCCTCACCTTCTTCTATTTTCATTAAATTCTTTAAAACGCCACCAAACTCATCTGCAGAATCCATAGATATTATATCTGTATTGTAAAAATCATTTAACCCAGACATAGCGTTTGTATAAGTTCCTATTTGATTTTTTTTCTGATTTAACGTATTTTCTAAACCCATTGCCACATCTAGCATTTTAGGGTCATCTTTTACTTTATTAAGGAGGCTAGTTATTCTATCACTGTAAGCACTAAATCCTTTTTCATCAACTATGTTGTCAGCCATTCTTGCCAAGTTGTTAGCTTGGTCAGTAAAATTAACTCTTCTTTCTTTTTGTAATGCAGGTATACTTCCAGCAATAGATTGAGCCACATCCCCTATTAATTCCCAACTACTTGGAACAAATTCAGTTTGACCAACAAGCCTTCTTCTGTCTGATGCTTCAGACATTGCATCTCTTTCTGCTTTTTTCAATAAAGTAAGTATATCTGCCATATTATTCCTTTTTTATACTTTAGTTTTATTTACATTCCAATTCCCTTGTCCTGAAGGGCCTTCCCATTTAGCAGTAATTTTATATTTATGTTTTATAGAAGGCATATGTTGACTTCCTTCGCCAAGTTGCTGGCCTCCTACTATTGTAGGATAGACTGTATATGTTTTTTCTTCATTTTCAGATCCTTTGTATATTGGCTCAAAAGAAGAATCAAGAGAATAGCCTTTATTGAAATCTCCTGGAAATGCTGTGACATTTATGAATTTCTTAGCTTTGCTTCCTACAGCACTTATTGATTTGTTGTCACCAAACTGAGACCTTATCTCTTGAGAGTCAAGATACTCTTGCTGAGTAGGGTAGCCCATAGGGACATTTCCTTGCTTTCCTAGCTCTGCTTCATATCTAATAGCATCTGTAGCAGACTGAAATTCTGCATCATCTATTTGTCCTAATTCTTTTAACTTATTCAGCTCTCCTACAAAATCATAGTCTTTTTGAGCCTCTAGTATATTGCTAGTTAAGCCAAACTGCTTTTGTGCAAGCCCTGTTTCAAACTGTCTTTGTGCTTCGCTAATACCTTGCCTGTAACCAGCTCTTCTTCTTCCACTAACAAGACCTCTTCCTGCAAATGCTTGTTGACCTGCACCAGTTATTCCTTCTAGTATAGAGCCTCTTTGCTGTTGCCCTAAAGTTCCTACATCAAACCCATATTGTGTTTGCAATTGCTGTTCTTTTGTAGGATCATATAAATTAATGTTTCCTTGTATTTTTGAAACAAGATCTTCATCAAAACCTAAAGTATCTTTTAAATAATTTCCAATTTCTTCTCTGTCTGTTGGGTTAAAGCCACCACCAGTGCTATCAAAGCCAAATCCAGAAGTACCTCCAACGCCTTGATCCATAACAGTTTCTGTTGTTATATTTTCAGCCCCTTCAAATGTTGTAGGATCATCATATTCAATAGTTTGGGCTCCTGGCACATCAGTTCCAGGGGTTACCATACGACTTTGACCAACAAGCCCCATTGCTATTGATTCAAATTCTTGTCGTTTATCTAATGGAAGATTAGGATGCTGCTGAAGGATTAGATTTATATCCCTAACATTAAATGTCCCATCTTCATTTGCATCATAAAATTTTAAAGTAGCCATTTAACCCTTTATTTAATATAATGAATAGTAATTAATAGTTCCTTTTTGTCTGTCTCTGCCATCTCTAACAGGAATTGGCACAACGCCACCTTCTTGAAGTTGAAGGTTAATAGGTTGAGACGAAGGAATGTTTTCAGGCATTTGGTTCATAATGTTATCATCAATAAAACTTCCAGCTTTTCTTGCATATCTGCCTAAAATACCTCCACCTCTTTGCTGCCCTATAGTGGGGCTACTGCCAAACATACCTGCTCCTTCAGTATAAGCTCCTGCCCCTGCAGTTAAACCTGATTTTAAAGCTCCCATTCTTTGCGATTGTTCTAATTGGTCATAAAAATCTTCAGCACCACCTATTTCTTTAGCATAAGCACCAGCATCAAAGCCTCCATACCCTATATCGCCTTTTTCTCCAGCTGCACCTTGAAGGCTAGCCAATATATCTGATTCCTTGTCAGGGCCATATCCTAGGCCTTTTGCAAGCTGCTCAGTAGCTTGAGAGCCCAAATAGCTTCCTGCTGCCCCCATTAACCCTTTAGCTAAAAATCCTGCTCCTGGCAAAAGAGTGTTTAATCCAGCTGTTAATGCCAAGCCTGCAAAAGGTGAAATAGCACTCATAAATCCACCAAACCTACTTTTCTTTTTAGCTTGCCTTGCAGCAGCTTTCTGTACTGCTTCAGCTTGTTTTTTCTGTGCTGTTTCGTATTTACTTGCTAATAAATAATCTAAGGTTGATGCCATATTATATTCTCTTATGTATATTTGTTAATGTTTCTTCTCTGTAATTTAATAAATTCATTTGTAATTTGCAATTTTTGTAATAATTAATCATGTGGCTAATGGCTGTGATTGCTGTATGATATCTCATGTTCAGTGCCTGCTCCATCTTGAAAATAAAGTTTATTATCATTTTTTGTGTATATTTTTCCAAAATCTGTAGTAGCAGAAGGCGTAGTCGTTTCCTTAATTTCTAAGTAACCTCCATCTAATACTAAATTGCTATCAGATTGTATTTTAACATCTTCTCTTGCTTGAATATACCCAGTGTTGGCTCCAGTAGAAAAAAGTGTCAAGATAGGAATAGAACCCCCACTAGTTGAGCTTCCAACAAAAAATCCTAATCTGTCAGTGTCAGAATTTGAATCACTTCCACTTGTATATCTTATATATGTTGGAAGATCGTTAGAATCAGATTCAAATTTTTCCATAGACTTTCCAAAAATTATATTATTACTGTTACTACTTCTATCGCCTGTAATTAAATTACTGTCTATATTTAAACCAACATCAAATGTAGCACTATCATCTTGACTTTTTGCTCCCATTTTTATTTTACCTTGAACAGTTAAGTCGTTAGGAATAAGAACATTATCAGCTGTTATTTTAATTGTCTCGCCAGCCCTTGTAATTCCAGGTGTTTTAGGCTCAGGGTTGTTTAAGTCAAACAAAGGAACAGAGTAGTATTTTCCACCACCTGTGCTTGCTTGAAGTACCATCCCTGCCTCATCTGTATGAGTAACTCTAATATCAGCTGCATTACCAGCCCCAGACAATGATTCTCTAGCACTTGCTCTTCTAAGCCTTGAGCCTTTAGAAATATTGAGCCTGTTAATATCTCTTCTATCTGCAGCCATTAGTTAACTTTTTTACCTCTATATACTATAGATATGTCGTTAATTTCAAAATCTGCAGGCACAGTTTGGCCTGATTCTTCAAAAAACTTTATTTGAACTGAGTATATATTATCAATAGCATTATCGCTATTAGCAAGAAAATTTAATTTAGCAACACCCCATTTGCCTGATGTATTCCCAAGTTCATCGCCTGAAAAAGCTATATACCCATCATCACTATTATTAGAAAAAGAAGAAAAAGTTGTATTGCCATTGGTAGCAAACTGTACATCTACATTTGTTGCTCCATTACATTTATAAGTAACATATGCTTTATACAGTCTTTTTCTTTGTCCTGGTTGACCAAAATCAATATCTTTTGTTAACAATTCAAATTGAGTTTTACTTTCTACTGCAGAGCTGTATGATTCAAACTGGCCATAAGAGTTGTCTCCTGCAGTGTCATCGTCATCATAAAACCAACAAAATGGGACTCCATTAACTGAAACAAAATTACTTCGTGCATCTGCAGCAGCTAAGTCAGAAAACAAACTGTCGTGGAATGTCCATGCCTGTGTCTCTGTGTGGAATAAATATACATCACCATTTGAAGCTCCTGCACAATCCTTTACAACAATTATATTTTTACTTTTAGCATCATACGCCACAGAAGGTATTGTTCCTAAAAAAGATGACCATGTGTTTTGATCTATCTTTCCTTTAATAGCATTATTAACATTACTTCCAT